GTTGCCTGTCGGTGATTTTATCAAGAACTCTTTGAAGGGTGATATCCCTGAAGCAGCTCGTACCATCCTTGAAATGAACATTATCGACGAGGAAAACCATGACCGAGCACTTGGTTATGCAGCACGAGCGATCGGTGTTGATCAATCGGCTGAAAAAGAAGCAAGCCTACTTACAAAGGCTTGGGAAGAGCATCCAGACCACACCATTTGCAAAGCAATGGTACTTGAGAGAAGTATATTCTTCGTGCTCCTCCCATTCTTTCGCTTCTGCGGAGATGCTGGCCTCAGAAGTGTGAGCCAGGACGTGTCTAGAGATGAACAGATTCACGTCGGAACGAATTCGCTGGTATGTGCTGAGCTTGGTCTCAGTCCATCTCCTAGTTTGGATCGCCTACGGAAGGCTACGATAAACTGGGTTATGCAACCGCTTGGAGATAGCGACTCCAAATATTTAAACAAAAAATTTTGGCTGGATTCCAGCGATCGTTTGATGTATGAGGGCAAGGCTCCTGGTCTTGCTGAAACTCAACGCGCACGGATGCCAGCGTTCTTTGAACATTCTAATGTCAACCTCCCTCAGTATGCTTGAAGCTTTTGGTATGCAAGCCCGAAGCTTAATCAATGAGTTGGAAGATACTTTTCCACCCCACACACCCACACCCGATCAATCTATCAGCAGCATTATGTACCGATCAGGTCAACGTAGTGTTGTGGAATGGATCTACAACAAACTAGAAGAAGAAAACAATGGCATGGAGTCAAGCTCACTATAACCAAGCAATCGCAATGGGGCTTGGTCATGGAACCGCATCACACATTGCTAGTCGGAAACGGCCAGGTCGAGCTCTACAACGTAACTACGCTGCACACGTACAAGCCTTTGGTACGCCACAACGTCCAGGTGCTCCACGTGCTGCGGCTGCTCCTCCCCCGCCTCCGGCTCCTACACCTATTGCTGCACCTGAAGCTGTGCAACTTCGACCTGATACAGAGGTTGGTATTAAACGAAAGCGTTCTCGACGAGATCGTCTTGGTCTAACTAATCGTGGTGTCAGTCAATTTGCATACTCACCATCTGCTGGTTTAGGCGGATTTGGTATGGGCGGTAGCGGTGGAAATGGATTAACAGTTTAATGAAAGCACGCACCCGATATAGTCAGCTCAGCGGTACACGTAATCAGTTCCTCGATAAGGCAGTCGAAGGATCCAAGCTGACACTTCCATATCTTATTCGTCAGGACACGGGGCCTGAAACGATGATGCCTACTAAAACCCCGTGGCAGTCAGTGGGTGCAAAAGCGACAGTCACTTTAAGTGCAAAACTTATGTTGGCGTTGCTTCCCCCGCAGACTACATTTTTCAAACTACAAGTTCGTGACGACAAACTCCAAGGTGACCTCGATCCAACAATCAGATCCGAACTCGACCTATCCATGTCCAAGATGGAACGGATGGTTATGGATTATCTTAATGCTACTAATGATCGAGTTGTTCTTCACGAAGCTATAAAAGCTTTAGTTGTAGGCGGCAATGCGTTGCTGTTCTATTCCAAAAATGGTCTGAGGCATTACCCTTTCAATCGCTTTGTCCTTAACAGGGATGGCAATGGGAATGTCATTGAGATTGTTTGTAAGGAAATGGTCAATAAAGCAGCAGTCCCTGGTTTGAAAGAGATCGAGGACAACCCTGTTAATGACCCACAATCTGGTGTAGGAGGCAACGGTCCTAGCGGTACTGCTGGCAAGGATGAAGTTGAGGTCTACACTTATGTCAAGCATGACATTGAGAAAAAGAAATGGACTTGGCATCAGGAAGTAAACGATAAGATCATCCCTGATAGCCGTAGCTCATGCCCTGATAGCGCACCTCAATGGCTGCCTCTCAGATTCTCAACTGTCGATGGTGAGGATTACGGTAGGGGTCGAGTAGAAGAATTTCTTGGAGACCTCAAATCACTTGAAGCACTGAGCCAAGCAATCATCGAAGGGTCTGCTGCGGCAGCCAAGGTGGTGTTTGTTGTCAGTCCTAGTGCTACTACCAAACCACAATCTCTTGCTAATGCTGGTAATGGTGCAATTATTCAAGGACGCCCTGATGACATCGGGGTAGTTCAGGTTGGTAAAACTGCAGACTTCCGCACCACATATGAATTGGCTGGTGTACTTGAACGCAGGATTAGCGAAGCATTCCTTATTTTGAATGTCCGCCAGTCTGAGCGCACTACTGCTGAAGAGGTCCGCCTCACTCAATTAGAAACGGATCAACAACTTGGTGGATTATTCACCCTTCTTACTGCTGAGTTCCTAGTCCCTTATTTAAACAGGACTCTTTTCTTACTCCAACAACGTGGTCAACTACCTAAGATCCCCAAAGATCTTGTTCGTCCTACTGTTGTTGCTGGCGTTAACGCACTTGGAAGAGGACAAGATTACCAAAGCCTCACTCAATTTATCCAGACGATCGCACAGACAATGGGTCCTGAAGCGATTCAAAGATACATTGACCCGTCTGAGTACATTAAGCGGCTAGCAGCTGCACAAGGTATTGATGTGCTTAACCTTGTTAAGACACAAGAACAGTTGCAGCAAGAAATGCAAGAGCAGATGCAACAACAAGAACAGCAAGAACTTACAAAGCAAACTGCTGCACTTGAAAAAGTAAACGTCGATCAACAAAAAGCTGATGCCGAATCCGCCCAAGCCCTCGCCGAAGCGCAAGGGCAGGCCGCCCAAGCAGGCGGCGGAGCAGAGCCTCCCACCAGTCTCTAAGCCGGAAAACGTAAACCAAAAACCACGGCGTACTGCAACTGCAGGTCCGTCTGATGTGAAGGTTGTTACTCCTCCAGCTCGTGGCAAGAATATGAAGAAACCAAAGATTGGTGCTCCAACTATTCATGCTCCAGGTACTGAAAATAAAGTCTCTGTTTATAACCCACACAATAATCTTCGTGTGATTACTACTAACCCACCCACCTATCGCAACTACGTTAAAGATGGCTCAACTGACGTATGACCCCACCCCTGCCGATCAGCCTGAACTCTCTCCTGAAGAGCAAGAATCTCTGAAGGTTGGAGAGCAGCTGGCGGAGCAGCAGAATCAGATGCTTGCTGGTAAATTTGAAAATGCTGAAGAACTTGAAAAAGCTTACCTTGAGCTACAGCAAAAGCTTGGCAAAGGTGATCAAGAAACTGAGTCTGAAGAAGAGGAAGTTCAGGAAAGCGATCCTGACTTCCTGGCGCAGGCAATGACTGAGTACCAGGAAACTGGTAAGCTTTCAGAAGAAATGAAGAAGCAGCTAGACGAACTCGATTACGAGGATATGTTTGCTGCTATGCAGAATCAAGCACCGCAACAAGCAGCTGATTTGTCTGAAGAAGAGATGAATGCTATCCGCAACTACGTGGGTGGTGAGCAGCAGTACGGTGCCTTGATGGACTGGGCCTCTCAAACACTTGATCAGAATTATGTTCAAGCCTTTGATGAGCTTGTTCAGAATGGTTCAGCTCGTGCTATCCAACTAGCTGTGCGTGGCCTCATGGCTGAGTACGAAAATGCCGTTGGTTATGAAGGCCGCATGTTGACAGGTAAAGCTGCACAAGAATCTCCTGATGTATTCCGCAGTCAGGCTGAGGTAGTTCAAGCGATGAATGATCCTAAATACGACCGAGACCCTGCTTATCGACAGGATGTCTTTGAAAAACTATCACGTTCTAACGTACAATTCTAATGGCTCATACTAAAGGTACTAAAGGCAAAGGATGTAAAGGAGGCAAGAGTAGTGGCAAAGGCAAAAAAGGCTACTAAAACTCGTCTCGATAAAAAGTGCTGGAAAGGTTACAAGAAAGCTGGCACAAAAATTTCTTACGGTAGTGGTACACCCACTCGTACTAACAAGTGCGTTAAGAAGAAAAAGTAAATCTACCCTACACCCTAACTTTACGATGAAAAAAATTTTCGCTATTGGCGCCGCTTCTTTGTGCTGCGCTGCACCCGCTGTTGCTGGTCCCTATGTAAATATTGAGGCTAAGTCTTCCTTCTCTGGTACTGACTATAGCAAGACTGTTCTTCACAATGATCTTGGTTGGGCCTCTAAAATTGGTGACGCTAAGTTCTACGCGCAGGCTGGACCTGCCCTGGTAATTCCTGACGGTGGTGATCAGACCACCGAGCTGGCTGGTAAGACTGGCATCAAACTCAAAGTGAATAAGAACCTTGGTGTTTATGGTGAGATCTCTGCCATGACTAAGGATCAAATGGACTTTGATTCCCCGCTCAAAGTGGGAACGAAAATTGGATTCAAGTATTCTCTCTGATGGACTATCTACAAAATAAGTGGGAACAAGGTGAGCTATTAAATGGACGCCTGGCAATGCTGGGCGTTGTAGCTGCCGTTGGTTCCTACGCTGTTACAGGACAGATCATTCCTGGATTCTTTTAATTTTCAAAAAAACATGACTGCATCTATTGCTATTCGGCAGCAGTCATCACTGTGGCAAAAGTATGTCAACTGGGTGACTTCTACCGACAACCGCCTCTATGTGGGCTGGTTTGGAACTCTGATGATTCCAACTCTACTTACTGCCACAATCGCATTTATCGTTGCTTTTATTGCAGCACCACCTGTTGATATCGATGGAATCAGAGAACCAGTCGCAGGCTCACTCCTGTACGGAAACAACATCATTAGCGGGGCAGTCGTCCCGTCTTCCAATGCCATCGGTTTGCACCTTTACTCAATCTGGGAAGCTGCATCACTCGACGAATGGCTCTACAACGGAGGACCCTACCAACTTGTGGTCTTCCACTTTCTCATTGGTGTCTTCGCTTACATGGGACGCGAATGGGAACTTAGTTATCGACTCGGAATGAGGCCGTGGATCTTTGTCGCATATTCTGCACCAGTCGCTGCCGCAACAGCTGTATTCCTTGTCTACCCTTTCGGGCAAGGCTCTTTCTCTGATGGAATGCCGTTGGGAATCTCGGGTACCTTCAACTACATGTTGGTATTCCAAGCTGAGCACAACATTCTTATGCATCCCTTCCATATGCTTGGGGTCGCTGGTGTTTTTGGCGGCTCTTTGTTTTCAGCTATGCATGGTTCCCTTGTTACTAGCTCTTTGGTCCGTGAAACGACTGAAGAAGTTAGCCATAACTATGGGTATAAGTTCGGCCAAGAGGAGGAGACGTATAACATCGTCGCTGCTCATGGTTACTTTGGGCGTCTCATCTTTCAATACGCTAGTTTTAATAACAGCCGTAGTCTCCACTTCTTCCTTGCAGCCTGGCCTGTGGTTGGCATTTGGTTCACTGCTCTTGGTGTCTCTACTATGGCGTTTAACCTAAACGGCTTTAACTTCAATCAATCTATCCAGAGTGCTGATGGCCGTGTCATCAATACCTGGGCTGACATTCTTAACCGAGCAGGTCTTGGTATGGAAGTCATGCATGAGCGTAATGCTCACAACTTTCCACTCGATCTTGCAGCAGCTGAGTCTCAGCCTGTTGCTCTTACTGCTCCTTCTATCGGATAATTAAATGGGTCAATACACTCCACGCTATGAATTTACTGAAATTAAAGAAGCGGGCGTTGATGGCGAACAAGTCGGCCAATACAGTAAGCGAATTTCTATCGTGGATGTTATTGACCAAGATGGTATGCCATGGGAACCTGTCCCCGGACCTGAC